GTAGCGGCTAATGGTTCAATGTTTAGAACAGATAAAGAAGCAGTATTATCAACTATACTTAAAAAATGGTTTGAAGAGCGTGTTTTATATAAAGGACGTATGAAAGCTGCTTATAAAGCTAAAGATACAGAAAAAGGTGAATATAACTATTTAATGCAATATACTATGAAAATTTTGCTTAATAGTTTATATGGTGCTACAGCATTACCTTCATTTAGGTATGGTATGAACCATTCAATACTAAGTGAAGCAATTACATTATCAGGACATAGAATTATACAAGAATCAGCTCTATGCGCTAACAGACACATGAATAAAGTTATGCGTGGGGAATTAAAATTAGAAATATAATGGCGTTAAAAAAACAATCAATTAGAAGTAAACATCATATAACAGTAGAAGGCAAATCTGTTTCTAAAGATACCTTAATTACTAGAAGTGAAGATTGGAATGAAATTCAAGAAAATTTATTTAGAAAAATGCTTAAACAGGGGGGCACATTTAAAGTTGCTGGTATTAAGTATAAAATAGAAATTGAAGAAAGAAACGATTTAGATTCAAATAGACAAGCACCAGTTAATTTACCACCAATCCCAGGAGAAAGATCATTTTAAAAATTATGGACAAGTTTGTTTGGTTTGAAAAAAATAAGTTTTGGTTTTATAAAAATTGTCATGTTTCATTTGAAAATAAAGATAAAAATTATGCAATTTCTAGTAATTGGACTGATGTAGATTTTAGTGAGGAGGTTGACTCAGGATGGATTTATACTGATGATAAAGAAATAGATACTGTTTATTGTGGAATAAATGATAATACATTTTATATATGGAAATATGATGCTATTAATTATAAAAATACTAGACTATTAAATACATTCCAAAAATTTAATTTTCAAGAAGACCCATTTATTTTATTTACTGGACATACAGGCAGTGGTACAAGTATAGTAGTTAAATTTTTAAGGCATTTAGGGGTTCATTTTGGAGATGATTGTGGTAATATACAAATTAGAAAACCTATGGAATCTTCTAGTCTTAGATGTTGGTGGTGGTTTATAGAAAGTAATCATACTATTAATGAAAAAAGACAAAGTTTTCAAAGTATATTAGGTTCATATAATTACAAAAGCAATAAGATTAATGCAGTTAAATTACTAAATGATAAACCAACTAATCAAGTATTAAAATTTGGTAATATTATACCTAAAACAAAAATAGTTAGTATAATTAAAAAACCTAAACCAACAGAAAATACTACAATAGAAGGAACTACTTTTAATAAAAAATCTCGAATGGACATAAATAAAATCCAATATCCTACTGTTGAGGGAAACCCTATTTTTCACTTAGATTGGAATAGATTTTTTACAGAATATGAATATTGTAATAAGTTATTAAGTTATATAAATCTTGATTTTAAGTTTGATAACGCAGAAGAATTTCGTATATTCACAATTGATAAAGTGGGATTTAAACCTGAGTATTTATGAAAATAGAAGTATCAAATGGAGAGTTATTAGATAAAATTACTATTCTAGAATTAAAATTAGATAAAATTAAGGATAAAGAAAAATTGGTTAATATTCAAAAAGAATTTAACACTCTAAACCCTTTATGTAATGAATTATTTAAAGTATATGGTGGGGAATTGCAAGTCCATTATTTAGCATTGGCTAAAATTAATGGTCAACTTTGGGACATAGAAGATTGGATTAGAGATTGTGAACGTGAAAAGAAATTTGATAAAGAATTTGTAGAACTAGCTCGTTCTGTTTATATTACTAATGATAAAAGATGTGAAGTTAAAAAATTAATTAATTTAATGACCTCATCTAGTTTAGTAGAAGAAAAATCATATAAAGATTACCAATGAAACATTTAGAAGAAACACCATGGTGGATATGTGATACAGATGATGAAAATTACTGTGCTTATGTTGATACTGATTCTAATTATTTTAATGCTGAACCCATATTATTTCATCTATACCCCAATTTTGAGGAATTTAGTGATAAAGAAAAGGATGATATTTTAGAAAAAGTAGCACTTAAATACCAAGATGTTATTACAGATCATTATGACATTTTAGCTCAAGAATGTTTTAATGTACCAGAACATAGACTTGAAATGAAAACGGAGTGTGTAATTAGATCAGCTTATTTTAGAGCTACTAGACGTTATGCACAGTGGATTACTAAACAAGAAGGTATTGAAAAAGAAACTTTAGACATTAAAGGTCTAGAGTTTATGAAAGCAAATTTCCCACCTATTTTAGGGGAATTTTTTAATGATATACTCCAACAAGTACTCAAAGGAGAAGAAAAATCAAATATAATTGATCAAATTAAAGTATTTAAAAAACAAATACTAGGTGGAGAAATACCCTTAGCGAAGTTAGGTAATCCGACGGCAGTTAAAAAATTACAAAAATACTCAGGTACAAGTGCTAGAGCAGGTGAAATGTTTACTGAAATACTTAAAGGTGCCCCCGCACCTGTAAGAGCGGCTATTCGTTATAATGATTTATTAAAATTATGGAAATTAGATAGAAAACATAATTTAATTACAATGGCCGATAAAGTTAAATGGATTTATTGTAAAGATAATCCATACAAGATAGAAGCATTAGCATTTTTTGATTATGATATCCCTGAAAAAGTACAAGAATTTTTAGATAGATATGCTGATAGGCAAAAAGTATTTGATTCAATATTATTAAATAAATTAGAAGGATTTTTCAGTGATTTACAGTGGTCATTAGATTTAAACCCTTACACAAATGCATTAAGTTCGTTTGAAATTTAAAATAAAATTCGTATATTACAGTTATGATAAATAAGAGTACACTCACATCAGTTATTTCCAAATATTATCTAAATGGTTTAAATAACCAGGTAAAATGGAGAATTAAAGATAATCAACTTACTATCTATGCAGGTGAATCAGGTAGAGTATGTAAAATAGAACATAGTAATTTTCCATTAGAAGATGCTGAATTAGGTGTTTTTGATACACATAAATTAAGTAAATTAATATCTATTACTAATGGTGATTTAATGGTATCATTAGAAAAGATTAAAGCAATTTATACTAAAATACATTTTGCCGATGCTAACTTTGATTTAACTTATTCATTAGCTGATATTCTTATTTTAGGTAAAAATACATATTATGAAGATCCTGAATCATTTGAAATGGAACTTGATCTAACCAGGGAAGACATTGACCATTTAATTAAAGCTAAAAGTGCATTAGCTGATGTAAATAATATGTTAATCACAAGTACTACAGATATGGATGGTACAAATGTTTGTGAGTTTATATTTGGTGATAATACAGGATTTTCTAATAAGATTACTTATCAGGTTCAAGGTACTATATCAAAAAGTGGTATAGAAATACCTTTTGATTCTGATATATTTAAAGATATTTTAAATGCTAATAAAGATATGGATAGTGGCACACTAAAACTATCAGAACAAGGAATGTTAAAATTAAACTTCTATTCAGAAGAAGTAAATAGTGAATACTTTATCGCGAGAAATGAGTAAACACATATGTATAATAGAACATAAGATTGCAGCTAGGGCGCGTTGTTATGTTTAAATTAAATTAACCGAGAGCTACGGCCTCACAAAACTAAATGATATGAGTACATTATTCAATGAACGTACACCGTTCGACTTACTATTCCGTAACTTTTTTAAAGCAGACGGATCTTTTCAACCAACAACGTTTGACAACAAACAACCCCACCCACTAGATATTTTTTATGACGAAGAAGGGCTTCACTTTGAGATTGCCTGCACTGGTCTAACTAAAAAGGACATTCAACTAGAAATAGATGGAGATCTTTTAAAAATTATCTATGATAAACCAAAAGAAGAAGAAGACTATTCTGGCTATATCTATAAAGGATTAGCTAAACGATCTTTTAACTTAGGTTATAAAGTAGCAGCTAAATTTGAACTTGAAAGTTTAACTGCAGGAATGAAGAATGGCTTACTTCATATTTTTATTCCAATTGCTGAATCTAAAAAGCCAAAAACAATTAAAATTCAATAAAAGTTTTACTAAAAAAGCGTGTCCTAGCGCAATATTGTTCGTATATTTATGTTACACATAAAAATAAAAGTTATATGACCAAAAAACGAAAGTCAATACAGACTATTACAGATCCTTTATTAGAACCCTTCTTTATAACTAAAGATGAGTATAGTTATGCTGTAAAAGAAATGGTTAAGTCAGATTCAGACCATTTTAGATCTAAAGGTAAAAGCAAAACTTATGAAAAATCACTTTATTATTATCCTTTATTTGAGCAAGCAATAGCTAAAATTGCGGAATTAAAATCCTCAAAAACAGATTTTAATAATTTAACGGAATATTTAGAAAATTATAAATCAATTAAAAACCAAATAAAAAATTATACCGATGGAATTAGAAGCACTATTTGATGCAGTTATAGTTAAACCCCAAGAATTAGAAGAAACAACTTATGGTTCTATTATAGTACCAGATATTGGGAAAGATAGAAATGAACATGGGACTGTAGTAGCAATAGGCCCAGGTAAATCAACTATAATGGGGCAATTTTTACCAACTACCCTAAAAGAAGGGGATGAAGTAATATTACCAACAGTTGGTTTTACTAAGCTTCAACATGAAGGGGATGAATATTATATAGGTCCTGAAAATCAAATTTTAGCTAAAATTAATGTAAAAGTTGATGTAGCAGATCTATTAGAAGAAACAAAAGAAACAATAACTGAAGAAGAAATAAAAGATTTATCAAATGAGTAAACAAGTTGTATTAGGTTCTAAAGCAAGAACCAATTTAGTAAAAGGAATTGATATACTAGCAGACGCAGTAATATCAACATTAGGACCAAATGGAAGAAATGCTGTTATAGCAAATGAACAAGGTACACCTCAATCAACTAAAGATGGTGTTACTGTAGCTAAATCTATTTCTTTAAAAGATCCAAATCAAGAATTAGGTGTACAGTTAGTAAAACAAGCAGCTATAAAAACAGCAGAAAAAGCAGGTGATGGTACTACAACATCTACTTTACTAGCTAGAGAAATGATTAAAGCAGGATTAAGTGCTTTAAATAATAACGAAAATGCAGTTCAAATTAAAAGAGATATTGATAAAACTGTTAAAAAAGTAGTTAATAATCTTAGAAGTAATATATCAGAAGACATTTCAGGTGAGGAACAATTAGAGCAAATTGCAACTGTTTCAGCTAATAATGACTCAGAAACTGGTAAATTAATTGCTACAGCAATTGAAAAAGTTGGAATGGAGGGGGTTGTCCATATTGAAGAATCTCGTACAGGTGAAACATATTTAGAAACTGTTGAAGGGTTACAGTTTGATAGAGGTTATAAATCACCATATTTTGTTACGAATAATAGTACAATGACTGCCACACTAGACAATCCCCTAATTCTAATTGCTGATCAAAAAATAACAGCAGTAAAAGAATTATTACCTATTCTTGAAAGTGTATCTACCCAAGCAAAATCATTATTAATTATTGCTGAAGATATTGATCAAGAAGCATTAGCTACTCTTATTGTTAATAAAATGAGGGGTACAATGAGTGTATGTGCTGTTAAGGCACCTGATTTTGGTGATAGACGTAAATTAGTTTTAGAAGATATAGCTATTACAACTGGAGGAACAGTATTCAGCAAAGAAAAAGGAATGAAGTTGGATAAATTTAGTTGGGAATGGTTTGGTGAAGCTAGAACTGCAACAATAGGAAAAGAACAAACAACAATAGTAGATGGAAAAGGAACAGTTGAATCAATTGAAACACGTATTGAAGAACTACAGCAACAAATCGATAAAGCAACAACACCGTTTGAAACGGAAAAACTCCAAGAAAGACTCGCGAAATTCGTCGGAGGAGTAGCTATTATCCATGTAGGTGGAAATACAGAAACTGAAATGAAGGAAAAGAAAGATAGAGTTGATGATGCATTACATGCGACTAAAGCTGCTATCGAAGAGGGCATTGTGCCTGGAGGTGGAACGGCATTATTATATGCCTCATCAGGTTTAGAAGGTAAAACAACAGGTGCTAGAATTGTAATAGAAGCTTGTTCAAAACCTTTTAACCAAATTTTAATTAATGCTGGGTTTGATAGAGTTAAAGGACAAATATTAGCAGACCAGTTGATAAATTCAGGTAATGATACTTGGGCAGGGTATAATATTAAAACAGATGAGACAGTAAATATGAAAGAAGCAGGTATTATTGATCCAACTAAAGTAGCTAGAACAGCATTACAAAATGCAGCATCAGTTGCGGGTACAGTATTACTTACAGAATGTACTGTAGTAGATGAACCAAGTGAAGAACCAAAACAACCACAAATAGATCCATCAATGATGGGGATGATGTAAAAATAGTTCGTATATTATGGCTACACAAATTGAAGAAAAAAATATTTTAATCGCTCGGAGAGTCCCTCCGGGCGATAAATGGAGATTAGTTGCAAATGAACCAGATGGTCCTATACATAAATCATTAACTGATACCTTAGAAGCATATATGGTTAAAACAGGATTTAAAGGTAGTTATAGATTAGAGCCATTAAAAAGTAATTTATATGCAATTGATTCTAAAGAAACAGAAGTAATACCAGAACCAGAGAAAAAATATTCAATATATGGCGAATACGGAGCATAGTTTATTAGTAGAAAAATACAGACCTAAAACATTAAATAACTATGTTGGTAATGAAAATATTAAAAAGTCTATATCTGCATATTTGAACCAAAATGATATACAAAATTTTATATTTTATGGTCCTGCAGGAACTGGTAAAACTACATTAGCAAAAATTATTGTTAATAGTCTAGATTGTGATCATCTATATATTAATGCTTCCGATGAACGTGGCATTGAAACTATTAGAGATAAGGTTTCTAGTTTTGCATCCGTTGCTTCATTTAAACCCCTTAAGGTTGTTATTTTGGACGAAGCAGATTTTCTTACTATACAAGCTCAAGCTTCACTCCGTAATATAATTGAAACATTTTCACGTACTACAAGATTTATTATGACTTGTAATTTTGTAGAACGTATTATTGACCCATTACAATCTAGGTGTCAAGTACTTAAAATTGTACCTCCAACTAAAAAAGATGTTGCTAAACATTTAAATTGGATTTGCAATGAAGAGTCTATCACACACGAAATAAATGATTTAGTACCTTTAGTTAACCAGTATTATCCTGATCTACGTAAGTGTATTAATACTATACAATTATCAACTGTAGATGGTGGAGCAAATGATTTATATCTTAGTTTAGACCAATCAGTATTAGTATCATCTAATTATATAGATAAAGTAATCAATGCTTTATCAGAGGGATCTAAACATAATAAAATAGATTGTTATAATGATATACGTCAAATTATAGCTGATGCTAATGTAGATGATTTTGATGAATTATTTAGAGCACTATATGAAAGGTCATCTGAATATTTACAAGATAAAGAAGGCACAGTATCTATTTTAATAAATGAACATCAATATAAAGCAAATTTCCGAATCGACAAGGAAATAAACACAATGTCGTTAATTCAAAACTTAATAAATAATAAATAATTAAACTATGGAACAGCCAGTTCAACAACCAAAGATCGATTTATCTAACACTACTGCATTAAAAAATTTCGATGGTGGAGATACATTCACTCAGCAATTTATAATTCGTAAAGTATCAAAATTTATAACAGGCACTGATGAAGATGCTATGATGCCTATACCAGTATTTGTCTGTACTGAATCAGGTAAAATTGTAGGTGAGGGATTACCCCCAGAATTAAGAGAAGAGTATAAAGATATAACTCTTTAATGAAAAATATCTTTGATTGGTTAAAAGCAATTAATAGCACCAAACCCCCAGTTGAATCTTTTACAGATAAAGACTGGGAAGTTTGGAATAGTTATATGATACATAGATTTATTAGCATGAATCCAAATTATATTGAAGTTGTTAATTATGTACAAGACTTTCCACCACAAGAAAAAAAGATGATATATTCTATTTATAAAGAATTTATCCCTAAAAATAACAAATGGAATAAGTACATTAAATCTAAGGTAAAACAACCTAATAAAGATTTAGTTAACCATATTAAAGATTATTTTGAGTGTTCTTTTAAAGAGGCAAAAGAATATATAAATATATTGGCCACCCCAGAAATAAATCGTATATTAACGAATAGAGGGTTAGATAAAAAAGAAATAAAACCATTATTAAAATGACAAAAGAATTATATACTATGTTAAAAACATCTGCTGAGGCAGATAAAGCTAAAGCATTATTATCACTTGAATTATTAGGTAATAAGGCAGTTGGTATTGGGGATCATTCAACTGATGATTTTTACAAAAATGCTGAAGAAGCACTTATGACATTAGTTGATGCTAATGATAGATTAGAAACATTAGATAAATATTTTAACATTAATAGACCAGTACAAGTAAATGGGTGATACAATAACAAAATTTTACGAAATGCAATCCGATGCTAAAAGAAGAAATATGAGCGATAGAGAAATTATGAATGCCAAAAGGGGTGATTTTGAAGCATATAATGATGTAGTAGCACATTTTGAAGCTGAATACCCAGAATTATCTAAGGAGTTTAAAAAAATTCAAAAAGAAATGTATGAAATGTTTGCTCGTAAACATATGGATTATGGGTTAAATAATATTGCTTTAGGCGGAGATATCGTTAATAACAGCAATGATAAACAATTCTCATTAACTGGGTTATGTATTAGATTAACTGATAAAATATCACGTTTAAAAAATCTATTAATTAATGGTAAAGCATTTGTTGAGGGTGAAGGTATACAAGATACATTTATTGATGTTGCTAATTATGGAATAATCGGTCTTTTAGTAGGTCGAGATAAATGGAAAAAGTAGTTTGGCTAAAAAAATCCCTAGTATTATAAAGGAGATTAGAAATAATCCACCTAAGCAAATTAATTTTGCTTATCAAAAAAATATATCATATTCACAAATGTCT